GCCCAACAAGTCGGAGACGCGGAAGATTCGGTCATCACTGAACCGGTGCATGAACACGAACCGCTTGCCAGCCAAGCCATTGATGGCGTCGCTGAGTGGCACGCCGTTGGCTGCGATTTGGTTGCCGTCCACGTCCAACGTGTTCCCGAACGGGGACCTGAAGATTGACCAATCCCACGGATTGACCTTGACTGTGTCGCGGTCCGTGACGGACTTGCCCGTTTCACTGAAGGCGTAGGGGTCGCATGGCGTCGCGCGCAGCAAGTGGTAGCCCAAGTCCTCCATCCTGCCCTCCAGGAAGAAACCCTCCACGCCCCTCGTGCGTTTGCGGCTCTTGACGATGCCAACGAACTCCTTCACGCCATCCTCGTACACCTCGCAGACGCGGCCAATCGGGACGAGGGCCTGATACGTGCCGTCGTAGTCCGCGACCTTGAACTTGCCCTCGGGCCCCCGGTTGATTTCCTGGCTGGGCTCCGAGTAGCCGCCCTCCTCCGTCGGCAGGAACGTATTCGTTCCCAGTTCCTTCACTTGAATGACTGTCACGCGGCGGCGCTCCTGAAAATGTCGCTCAACTCGCGGCGGAGCGCCTCCCCGATGCTCTTTATATCCAGGCCACCGCCGACGCCCGGCGCCACAACGAGTTGAATTGCACCCTCGCTGAACACGACGCTCGTCTGATTGACACTCTGCGTCGCGGGTACGACTGGACTGGGAGGTTGGCTGGCGGCCGTGGCGGCTGCACCAACGCCGGCGCTGGCAGTCTGCACCACGGTGGCCGTGGCTTGCATGTTCACTTGCGCGGCATCCTTGGCCGCCTGAATTGGTTCATTGATGGCGTCCTCCATGCCCGCCACGCCTTCTCGCAGGCCGGCGACGATGTTCTCCCCATAGTCGGCGAAGACCTTGCTTGGGCTGAACAAGCCGAAGCCGCTCGTGAAGAAGTCCTTCACGCCGTCGATGGCGTCCCCAATCCAGCCCGTCACGTTGTCCCAAGCGGACTTGAGGCCTTTCCAGAAGCCGTCCACGATGTTTTTGCCGATGTCTACGAACCACGAAACGACGCCTAAGAAGATGCCTTTGATGTCCTCCCACAGGCCAGGGAAGAAGTCGGCCACGGCGTTCCAGGCCACCATGAAGACTTGGATGGGAGCGAGCAGGATGGTCAGGATGAAGTCCCATGCGGCAGAGAAGACCGCCTTGACGCCTTCCCAGAGGCTGACGAAGAAGTCAGCGAGGCCCTGCCAGATGCCTTGGAACACGCCGACAATCCAGTCGGCTACTATCTTCATGCCGCCCAGGATTTCGTCCCAGAACGCTATGACGATGATGATGGCCGCCACGAGGGCTGCGATGGCGACGATGATGATTCCGATTGGGTTGGCCGTCAAGGCGATGTTCAGGAGCCACTGGATGGCGGTCCACGCGATGGTGGCGGCCTTCACGATGGCCGTAATTGCGACGTAAGCCTTGGTGGCCAAATTGACGGCAATGATGGCCGCTGCCAGGAAACCAAACGTCACGAGAAGGGCGGTGGCGACTTCCTCGTTTTGGCCCAACCAATCCACCACTGGGCCAATGACGCCGATGAGCGCCTCGAAGGCCGGAAGCAGAGCGGCCCCGATGCTGATGCCGAGGTCATTGACTCGTTGCTGGAGTTTCTCAAACTTGACGGCAGCCGTCTCGTTAGCGATGGCTGCATTGTTGGTGAGCGCCGTGGCATTGGCTGCCTCATTCGTCGCCGTCTGCAGGGCCAGACCGAACTTGTCTGCCCCCTCCGCCGCTCGCAGGAGCGTGTCGCGAGTCAAGTTGTCTGCGAGGCCCAAGGCGTCGAGGGCATTGATGGTCGTGGTCGAGTCACCCTGGATGCCCCGCAAACCCACGAGGAAAGCCTGCACGGCGCCGGCAGCGTCCTCCTTGAAGCCCTTCGCGAAGGCTGCACTCGACATGCCCGCGATTTGCGCGAAACCCTCCAATTCCTTACCACCCTTAGCGATGGCGCCCGACATGTTCACGAGGAGCCCCTTGAACGCCGAGGCACCCCGACCGGCGTCGATGCCGAGCGCATTCAACGCACCAGCCATGGCGAGCGTCCCGACCTTTCCAATTCCTGCCGCCTTCGTCGTCGCATCCAGGCTGGCCGCGATGGCTAAGAGGTTCTCCTCTTGACCACCCAACTTATCCGAGAGCGCGACAGCGACGCTCGTAAGTTCCCGCACGGCGCCGGGCGCCACTTGCGCCTGCCGCACGTAGCCCTCCAACGCCGTCGTCGCCTCCTCCAGACTAGCGCCAGTGGCTCGGGCGAAGTCCGTGACGGTTTGCGTGAAGTCCTTCGCGGCCTGAGCATTGAACCCCAATTCACCAGCCGCAGACGCTACCGACGAGAGAGCGGTCGCGGCAAAGCCCGTATCCTTCGCCATCTCACGCAACTCACCCCTCAACCGGGCCAAGGCCTCCTCAGAGTCGTTCACGTTCTGGACGACGCCAGCGAAGGCCTTCTCGAAGTCCATGGCCGAGTGAATGGCGAGGCCACCAATCGCGACGACGGCCGCCCCCACCACGAGCGCCGCCTTGTTGGCTGCCTTCAAGCCAGACTCCAGGCTCTTGCCCATGCTTTGAATCTGCTTCTCGCTGTCGCCCAACGCGGCCTTCAGGTCGCTGTTGTCGCCAACGATGCGGACGAGCAGTTCCTCGATGACGCCCACGCTAGGCTCCGGGGCCAGGCAGCGTCCTGGCTCGCGCCAGGACTGCCGCCTTTCTGTCCCGCTCCCTAGAAGTTAGGCGGCGCTTGTAGTCCTTGCCTTGTCGCTTCGCCAAGGCATTCGAGACGGCCTGCAACTCCTCCCACGGCGTCCCCCAAACGACGTGAGTGCTCCAGCCGGTCGTGGCGGCGTAGGACGCCACGGCGCCCTGTATGGCCTCCACTAGGTCGGAGTCACCAAAGGGCGGGCAGCCCCATTCTTGTCAGCGTCGTCAGGTTGCAGGACACCCAACATGTCGGTGAAGGCCCGGAGGGACAACCGCTGCATCACGGCATCCATCCCGAGAGCCTTGACGCGCTCATCGACTTGCACGAGCGCCCAATACATGAGCGCCTGACCCTGCGCCAGGGTTGCCTCCTCCTTGGCGGCCTCAATGATGACTTGCACCATGAGGGGCGTCAGCGGGTTGGGTGATTTGGCGGCCTCGAAGAGCGCCTCCTTCAAGACCATGGTCTTGTGTGCGGCACTCGCCCGCGCGCCGTGCGGCGTTACGCGGTCGCGGCCGAAGTCGAAGGGCTTGCCATCATTCATCCACGGAAACGTGTAGGTCTGCATGTCGTAGGGCCTCCCTCCTCGACGCCCTGCTACACCGTGCCGGGTGTCAGGGTCGTCGCCGTGAACGGCTGGCCACCCATGAGGAGGTCAGTGTCGACTGCGACTTCGGCGTCGATGGAGGGGAAGTAGACGCCGCCCAGCGTCAATTTTGGGCTGCCGGCGATACCGAAGGGGATGATGATTTCATGGCTTGCGCCGGCCACGACTTTGTCCCATTGGGTCTTGAAGCCGGCGTCCATGCTGATGTCGCAGGAGCCCTTGATGGTACGGGGCCCACTGACGCTCACGTCCACCTTCGGGTCCTTGTTGCCGGTGTTGCGGTGGACCTTGACGCCGTGTTCCACCGTCAAGTCCAGGGACCCCAAGAGGACAGCCCACGCGGCGCCGTCGAGCGTGATGGCGCCATCACTGAATAGGGCAATGGTCTGGCCGGAGAAGGCCGTGGCGTCCTCGCGGCTGCCCGTCCCGATGCCGGGGTCCGTCGTCACTGGGGCTGCCCAGAGGCCGCCCTCGAAGGAGATGGTGAGCATGTAGGCGTTGTCGACGTCGCCCTTCAAGTTGACCGAGTTGGGCTTCCAGCCCCTGCCCCGGAAGTAGACGACGTTGCCTGCACCGGCTGACTTGTTGGGGATGATTTCCAGGGTGTAGGGGCGGACGGTCCCGTCCGTCTCGCGCGTGAAGAAGTCCCACAAGCGGTCCCAGTCGTAGGCGTGGAACTCGACTTCTACTTTGTAGGCGTTCTGGAGGGCGTAGTATTCGTGGACGTCGATGCTGCCGACGTCGCGCGATTCCTTCTGGTTGCGGTCGAGGCCCCACTTGATGTTCTGGACTTCGGGTGAGAAAAGCAGCAAGGCGGGATTGGTGGGCGTGGTGCCCGGCGTCGTCTCCTCAACGAAGCGGATGACTGCATCGTGGCCAGGCGTGGTCGGCATCAGGCGTCTCCGGGCTAAAGACCATCAGGGGCCATTTGAGGCTGACGGATTTGTGTCAGGCGGCTAAGAGTCCTCCAGGTAGCCAACGAGGATGACATCCACGACGGGCGCCCCCGTGACGGCGTCAAAGAACACGTTCACCGTGAAGGGGATGGGTTCCTGGTAGGCGCTGAAATCGTTGCTGGTTTCGTTGACGCCGCCGAGGCCGCCTATTGATTCATTGATGAGGAACACGGACTGCACGGTGCCCGCTGCGCCTCCATCGCGGAGCCGACACTTCATGGATGTCGTTGTGCTCGTGTTCTCGCCACCCCACTCAATGCTCGTGACGTAGAATATCTTCCCGGCCGGGACTGTGTAGAGGGTCGCGTCTGCGGTGAGGTCGAGGCCCACCACGGTGTTAGGGGTGCGGCCCAAGACTTGACTAATGCGGAGGCCAGGCGAGATTAGCAGGGACCCCCGGCCAATGTCATCCGACATGGCTTGTACTTGCGTCGTGGACAACTCTGTGCGCAGGTCGAAGGCAGTCTGCGCCGTGCCGCCATTGACGTACCGCACTCGGAACTGCTCACCCGCGTTTGCGGGGACGAGGAAGCGCCTGCCATTCCCGACCATTGCCGCCGTGTACGTAAACAAGAACTCTTGGTTGATGGTGGCGAACTTGTCGTTGCTGAACTCGATTTTAAGGCCGTTCGTGGCGCTGGGACTGCTTGCGTTCACGATGACGTACACTGAGACAAAGCCCGTGCCATCATACCCAGGTCCCGTCTGCAATGGGTCGCGGCCAGAACCTATTCCTGGCGTGATAACGGGCGCGAACGTCGCCGCAACACCGAGGGGAGTCTGCGTCGAGAACTCGGGGACGCTCCCTGGTGTGCGCTGGTCTGCGTAGTCGGCGTCTGGTTGTCGCCCCGTCCCTATATTCTTTACGAGTGCGGCAGGGAAGGAGCCATCAATGGGGGCCGCCGCTGGGAACATGAAGAGGCCCTGCTGACCGTAGCGCATTAGCGTGTGGAGCACGAAGACAGTTGGCGCTGCACTACGGTTCTGGAGCGCAATGCGGAAATACTTCGAGCCCTGCGGCGGGTCCGTGAAGGCGCCCGCACCACCGAACGCCGTCGTCTCTATGCGTGATATGTTCACGCCGTCCGTGCTCCAGATTGCATAGCCTTGACCCAGGCCACTATGGAAGGCATCGAGGCTGAACGCCGCGAAGTCCTTCACTGGAGTCCAGAGTGGCGCAATCCAAGTATCAGCGGGTGCCGGTGGAGGTGGTGCTCCAAAGTAGGCACTGAGCGCGTTTTCATCGATGAATGGGGTGCCAAGGTATGCGGCGAGGGGAGCCGCTGCCACACTGTTGTTAGCGTCAGGCACGGCTTGGAACCCGACGCGGAGGTCCTCGTTTTCTGTGGCACGAATGTTCACCGATTGCCCATTTGCCTTGAACGCCTTCCCGAACGCGAAGATATTCGAGAAGGCAGCCTCCTCCTCCTCGAAGATGTGTCCTGCGGGGACCACGAAATCCGGTTCGGCCTGGAACGCGAACTGCGACGTGAGGACCACAAAGCCTGCCCCGAGGGGGGCATCCGGCTCGAACTGCGCCCGAAAGTATGCCCCGACGTTCAGGAGTTTGCGGAACCGGATTGTGCTGAAGTCACTGCTATGTAGCGCGATGCTGATGGGCCAAGTTAGGCCATCCTCTCCGAACTCGAACGTGTAGGTGCCCGCGATGACTTGGCCTGGGCTGATGCAGTTGAGGAAGACTCCGATGACGCCACGCGACCTCGTGGGGGATGCCGTGCCGACCCAGGGTGCTCCGGGGGACGCGTCGGCGGCTTGGATGAACTTGCTGTTGTTCGCATCGACCTGTTGCGCCTTGAGGACGATGGCCTCCTGCTCGGTGGAAAGGACGACGGGGGCCGACGCTAGGCTGGCCTTCTGTCCGAGCGTGTTCAGTCGGGCCTCCAGGCTCACGTTGAGGGCTGCCAGGGTTGCGTCGGTGGCCTTGCCGGCGGCGGCGGCAGCGGCTTCCCCTGCCTGCGCCGGCGAGCCGAGGGCCGTGATGATGGCAGCCTGCCCGCCCGTCGTGGCAGGGCTGGCCGGGATGTTGT